GCGACTATTGGGGCGACCCAGGTAATGGGTTCGCGTGCGAAGGTCAGTTGTGGACCTTCAAGCTGTCTTGAATCTACGAGACAGGTCGGTGGCCAAACTGGCTACCTTAAGACTCTCTGCAAAGAGAACGTCTTATTCCAGAAGTTTAACTTCCGGACATTAGAGTGTAAAACACTCTATACTCGAGAGGGACCTTTTGTTCCCCTCGAGGACCTTGAGTTTGATCAATTCAAGGAAATACTGCCGAAAACGGCGGTTAGCTTCCTTTCAAAGGAAGAAAGAATTCTAACAAAGTTAGAACTCTACCAATCCCGATACACCGGGATGGAGGTCTTCTATCAAGAAAGACCAGCTGGGATTATTAAATCCCAGAAACCTACCTTCCAATTACCAGAAGGTAGGTACTTTACTGGAAGACCAGTAAGATCAGCAGAAGATCTGCTGAATTGGGCAATTCAAACTGCCCTTAACGACCCGATACGGGTACGTTCGGTTCGGACACATACTGTGTCCGAACCCTCGAAGGCACGGGTAATTACCGTACCTTCTTACGCATACACCGTAATAATGTATGTGTTTAGCCACTTATGGCAACGGACGCTACAAGGACAACATGTGCGTTCGGGCCTACAATCAAGTAGGCATTTATGGAACCTCATGTGGAGGGACCTACACCCACAAAATAATTTGTGGGAGAAACTGGATACAAACCAGACAATCTATGGATTATCCACGGATTGGAGTGAGGCTACCGATCACGGTAACCCAACCATTGCCAGACAAATCTGGCATGCTTTGATACAGAAATCAAAGCCAAACATAGGGTTTCCCCTAGGTTTAGCAATGCTAGCGAAAACGCTGTATTGCGGAAAACGTTACGTTTTCAGTCGACTAAGGTCGAAGCCTGTGATTAAATCACGGGCATGGTTCATGGGAGATCCCATGACAAAGGTTATCTTAACGATAATCAATGACTATGTTCATTACATAGCCAGACCCGCAGTAAGTTCGGGTGTTGGGGACGATGTAGTCGCCCTCGATAATAGTAAGGATAAACTTACTAATTACCTTCACGAAATGGAGAAGGTAGAGATGAAAATCTCTTGGGATGACACATATATATCATCCTACTTCATATTTTATTGTGAAGAGGCTTCTTTGATTCCAAAGAAACCATCACACACACCAATTGTGTGTGTCAGACGTGGAATTGACCACATCTGTTATATAGACTATCCTAGGATACGTCTATTGCTTCCGGTAAAACCGGAACTCGACCGATGGTCCTATACAAACCTCGGTCGAACCTCTCTACTCGGTAAAGAGGTGCGATGGTCGTTACAAACGAACTATTCGCTATCGCCACGAATGATCATGGCAGGCCTTTTGCAACAATTACTGTTAGCAAAGGAGGTACAGACATTATGTCCGTACATCCCCGAACAAATCGGGGGGGATGGTGCCCACCATCCGGATCCTGAGTTTGTTACTCAGGTCATTAAGAGGAAGTCTAAGAACTACCTCGAAACACTGACTCGAATGAGCCAGTTAATCCAAAATACATTTGGATTTAAGTTCATACGAACTGAACGAACGAACCAAGTGACGCACAAATATCATCACTGGCTCCCGAAATTCCGGGAGCTACAGACTCTGATACCAGAGTCAGCTATCATCCGACCTGTGTCGGATGAACATAGAGCCTTGATTGGCTCTCTAAGGTCTCATGAAATAGAGACCCCCGAGCAAACGATGTTACGTTTGCTTAAGAACTACTTTTATCGAGCAGTTCTAAGGGGTGAGGATCCTCAGGAACTCACCCTTGACCGTGACCAGATTTATGGTCGCGGCAAACCACCAAAAGATTGGTTGGTTGAGACCCAAGTATGGGTCAAAAGGTTTCTCCGACACTGGAGAAGACCAGGTTTCAAATTTAGAAACCAATATGAGTATTTTGTAAACTCATCACAGGTAAATCAAATTGATTACCTAAATCTGGGTTGGCATTTCAATCCAGATTGGCGTATCGATAAAGAGACGCTAAAGGAGGAGTGGGATACTTATATCCAATCCTCCCTCGACCTCATCAGAGATGAGGACGCTGTCCGCGCAATAATTTGCGGGGACCATCCTACCTTACCAGATAGGATAAGAGATAGGTTAAACCTATTCATGGAATCAGATAATCTGATTCTTTGGGAGTTTAGTAAAGTCTCCCCTGTACCAGATACTATAGTTCTGGTCTCAGCAGACCGAAAATTAGCTGCTGAAATCCTCCGCCTTGCGCGGAGGACGAACAAGGAGGCAATAGTCCTCCTTGTACTACCTATTGTTTGGTTACTAGGTAGATCCGAAGAGATAAAAGGAACCTTCGGTATTAAATATGAACTATCAGATGCTCATATTATTCGGGATCCGGGTGCTGAAATGCACACGGACCTAGTCTACTTCGAAGATGGAATGGTAGACGATATTTACTTCTTTAATGAAGTCAAATGTCTCCCGACTAAATGGTATCCGGGAGTATTCACCGTATTTATACAAGGTGATGATAAGCCAGTGGATATCACTGACTGGACCAGCCAAGAGATCGAATCTTGGCTAAAGGAGTATTAACTCCACCATACGATTACGTATGGAATTACGTCTCTAAGAGACGGGTAGCCACAAAGTGGCTGCATAACTCGGTGAGTGGCGAAAGTGGCCATTCCCGCGTTCTGGGGCTTAGC